GACACGCTCCCCCACCTCGTAGCATACCTCGTGTCGCTTGGTCTTCTGCGTTAAGTCAGGCTGCTCCCAAATCAAAGGCCCCAACGTTGGGGCCTTTCTGACTTCAAGAACGAGGAAACGCTATGACAACCGTACGTGAAATTTGCGAGACCGCGCTGGTTCTGTTGAACTACGCCGACCCTGAAGAGTCAGTCGACGATAAGGTGTTGGAGCGCGTTCTGGCGGCCTTCCGCCGCATGCTGGACTCATGGTCCAACTACCGCGGCATGATCTACCACATTGAGGACCGTGTGTTCCCAGTGGAAGGTGGAAAAGCAACCTACACCCTAGGCCCAGGTGGTGACTGGGATGTTGAGCGCCCCATGGCGATTGAGCAGGCCTACGTGCGCCTGAACGCCGGCTCTCAACAGGAGATTGACATTCAGATGGGCTTGATGACGGACGCGCAGTACGCTTCCATTCCAGTCAAGAACACCCCATCCACCTTCGGCTTCCAGCTGTATGATGACCGGAACGATCCACTGCGCAACATCACCATCTGGCCAGTTCCAAATGGAACGCAGGGACAGATCGTACTTTGGCTGCGTGATCCACTTGACAACTTCGACTGCTTGGATGACACGATTGTGTACCCACCAGGCTATGAACGCGCCATGCTGTATGGCTTGGCGGTTGAGATTGCACCGCTGTTCAGCAAGACGCTGACTCAAGACATCCTCCAGGTCGCTGAGTCAGCACGCACTGAGTTGATTCGTCTGAACCACGTTCCACGTTACCGTCAAGGTGATGGTGGTTCATCGTGGCCACGTCGCTTCTACAACTCCGCTGGCCCATACATCACCGGTGGCTTCTTCCCTGGCTCCCGCATCTAAGGAAAACCATGGCAGAAAACAAACAGAGGTGGCCCGGAGTAGTTGGACCAGCCTACACCCTTCGCTCTGAGCGCTTTGACTGCCAAGAGCTCATCAACTTCTACATTGAAAACGATGAGCTTGGTGCGGGCAAGGGCGGCGAGCCAGCGGTGCTGATGCCAACTCCAGGTCTTGAGTACCTCCAGACGGTTGGCGCTGGTCCAAATCGCGGCATGTACACCGTCTCCAACTCGGACACCATGTACATCGTCTCAGGTGAAGAGGTGTACTACCTCACCGCGCCAGATGCTGATCCGGTGCTGTTGGATGGCGTGCTGAACACCACGATTGGTTCAGTTCGCATGATCGACAACGGCATCCAGCTGGTGATCGTGGATGGTCAGTACGGCTACTACACGACTCTGGGCAGCATGACACTGACTCAGATTGTGTCGGACAACTTCTTCCCAACGCAGATGATCTCGTATCAAGACGGATACTTCATCGGCACGCAGGTTGGAACTCAGGCCTTCTTTCTCTCCGACATCAACGCCGTCACATGGCCATCCCTCAACCAAACTTTGGTGCAGGGCTCTCCTGACATCTTGGTGGCCTCCGTCAGCTCACAGCGTCAGCTGTACCAACTTGGTGCACACTCCACTGAAATTTGGTGGGACGCTGGCAACTCCGCCTCCACCCCGTTTGAGCGCCAAGATGGTCGCTTCTCACAGCAAGGTTGCTCCTCCGCCTACTCAGTCTGCCAGGTGAATGAGTCTTTGATCTGGCTGGGAACGAACGCGCAAGGTGGCGCCATGGTGTTTGGTCTGAACAACTCCCTGCCAGGGCGCATCTCCACCTTCGCCGTGGAGCGCACCATCCAAGAGACCAACAACGCCGGTCTGGCCACCGCCTTTACCTATCAACAGGAAGGTCACTTCTTCTGGTGCCTGAACGTGCCTGGCTTGAACTACACGTGGGTCTATGACTTGACCTCCAACTCTTGGCACAAGCGTTCTTCCAACGTGAACGGCTTTGAGACGCGCTCCATTGCGGAGAACACCGCGGTGCTGAACGAGCAGATCATGGTTGGAGACTACGTCAACGGCAACATCTACCGCTACAACTTGAATGTATGGACTGAGAACGGCAACGTGGTGTACCGCACCCGTCAGTTCCCACACCTGTCCAACAACTTGAACCGCAACTTCTACAACGTGCTGGAACTTGACTTCCAGATGGGCGTTGGTCTGCCGTCCACCGTCCAACCAAGCCGTGGTTCACAGTACACACAATATGGCATGCTTCGCGTAGATCCACGCGGTGCCGCAGGCTACATTGATAAGTTCACACCCATTGACATTGCGATGCCACAAGGTGAACTTTGGTACGCCTTTCCAGATGGTGATCCTCAAGACAGCTACACACTCTTGACTGACGCTGACTTTGACCACGTGGTCAACGTGTGGGTGCTTGGTGTAGGTAATGCACTCTTCTCCACCACCTATCAAATGCCACCAGTTCCAGTGAACACCTACCTGACGGGCATTGGTGGTGAATCTGAAGCCCAATACGCATTTTACTTCGCCATTCCAATGCAAATGTTGGACAAAGTTTGGGTGACTTCATTTGAGGGTGTCTGGGATGATGATACCGGTGAACATACCTTCACGATTGAAATTCGCGTTGGTAACGAACTACAGTATGGAGATCGTTGGCTCTTCACTGGAGATGGACACATCTCTACTGCCCGCCGTCTCCAAGGAACTGAAAGGCTCTGCACATGAGTGGACAACCATCTTTTACCGCTGACTACTTCAACATCTTCACAGGTGGGAGTGTGGATTTTACTGACACCTCAACGAACAACCCACTAGCGTGGCGTTGGAACTTCGGTGACGGCACCTCCTACAGCACTGAACAGAGCCCATCACACCAGTACCTGACCCCAGGCGCCTACACGGTCACGCTTGAAACTGGCACTCCAGGTGTCTGCATGACGGTGACGACGGATAAATCACAGATGGTGTACCAGAACTACGGGCCAGATGGAGATCCATCACCAAACGGTCTAGGCGGTGACATCAGCTCAGACTTCATCGTGAACGGCACCATGCTGCTTACACCAGATTCAGTTGGTTTTGGCGGGCAGAGCTGCGTGATTGGTAACGTCTTCAGTGCGGCAGATTGGTGCGTTGAGGTTAATGTGAACGACCTCGGCGCCGTGGGCTCCGTCTTCTCCATTGGCTACTTCCGCCAAGATGATGCCATCAACTTCAACCCAGCCTCACCCTATGGTGGTGTAGGCAATCCAAGCTCGCCTTACTTTGCCTCGGATGGCAGCTGGCGAGATCTGGATGACAACGAACATGACCCTGGTTCTCTGTCATCTTGGCAAAACGGTGTGATTCTAGGCCTCAGCTACACCGCCGCCACACAGACGCTGCAGTACTTCTTCAATGGAAGTCTGCAGGCAACCACCAGTGGTGGTTACGCTACCGGCACCCCAGCCACCTTCGTGCTAGGGTCCACTGGATTTGGTGGCCTACAGTACACAAGCTACACCTTGAAGCACTGCTGCGAGACGGTGAACGTGAATAAGCCTACCTCACTTGGTGAAGATCCACGTGTGGTGCTGTACATCTCCCGTGATGGTGGACAGACCTTTGGACTGCCTCACTATGCGAGCCTCGGCAGAACCGGTAAATACAAGAATCGAGTGAGGTTCAACCAACTTGGCTCTGCACGAGATGCGGTGTTCAAGGTGGTCATCTCCGAGCCAGTGCGCGTTGTGATGCTCTCTGGCTATCTTGACTGGACCGGAGGAACTTCATAATGCCATGGGCGTTTTTAGCAGGTGGACCAGCCGTAATGGCCTGGTTGGATCAGATAAACAAGGAACGCGCAGTGCAACCAGCTTCAATTGACCCTGATCCACTAAAGCACATGACGGTGGAGCACGTGTTTGAAGGTGGGTACTACATCAAGAAGTGCATGCTCCCACCTGGCATCCGTTTTGATCAACATCGCCACACCTTCGATCACCAGAGCAAGTTGATCTCAGGTCGAGCTCTGGTTGAGGTGGATGGGGTGAGCATTGAGTATACCGGCCCAGTTGAGCTGACGATCAAGGCACGTAAGGTGCACTCCGTCACTCCACTAACACCTTGTGAATGGCACTGCATCCATGAAACTGACAAGACTGACGCTGATGACATCGACGAAGAATTCATTGAAAAAGCTTGAGCTGTTGCCCTTCAAGGTGGACACTTCCAAGCTGCATGACATACTGGAGAGGTACCCGCATCTGTGGGACATGAACACCGCACGTACTGCTCACCCTGATTCTCCTCACCATGAGCTGAGTGACATCTGGGTGCGCTATGCCGGCCAAGATTCAGTGACGGATGGCGTACATATCAGTCGATGGCTTGATCTTGCAAAGGTTCTTCCAGTGAAGGACCTGGTAGATGAGGTCATGAGCCACCTGAAGGCCAAGGAGCTTGGTGGAGTGCTGATCACGCGCCAACCACCCGGTGCCACCTGTCATCCACATGTGGACGGTGGTAAAGGCTCCTGGCACGCTGATCACTTTGAGAAGGTTGCGGTGTCCATCACCTCAGCCCCTGGACAATTTTTCTGTGTTGAAGAACTTTCAGTTGAGCCAGCTCCTGGCGATGTGTGGTACTTTGACAACTGGCACGAACACTGGGTCACAAATCAGACTGAACATGACCGCATGACGCTGATCATCTGCTTCCGATGTGACGAGGCTCTCGGCCAGGCACAAACCCTTCGGGAGCAACAAAGGCACGGCGCTGTTTCAGTGACACCGGGTCATAGAACCATTTCATGCCAGTAGTTGCGTTGCTCCAAAACTTGGCGTCTTGCGCATTTTGCTGCCCAGTTTGGATAAACACATTGCCTGGCTCATAGTTGCCAAGATCGTCTTTTCTCGACATGACGAATTGGCCCTTTCGTCTACCACGCTGGTCCCAGTGACCAGATTCTTCCCAGATCAACATCCATTGGTCAAAACTCAATAGGAATTTGACCACATTGCCTGCACGATCTGTCTTACCATGCAATTCTGCTTGCTCTACACGCGATTTGTGGGATAAATACTTCTTGAGTGCATCTTCCATAGGTTCCACCATAAATATGGAATCGATTCTATCAAAGGAACTGAAATGAACAACCAACTACGAGGACTGAAGATGATCTCTTCAGTAAGCTGATGCCTTGGGGTATTGCGGCAGCAGCCGTAGGCGCTATTGGTGGCGCGGTAATCTCAGGCAACGCGGCTAAGAGCGCGGCCAACACCCAAGCAGATGCAGCAACGCAGGCTTCAGCCAACCAGCTGGAAGCTACGAAGGAGGGCAACCAACTCTCCGCTGACATCTACAACAAAACGCAGCAGAACGCCTCTCCATACCTTCAGGCTGGTGGTAGTGCGCTGGCCGCGCTTCAGAACGGCTTTGGACTGTACGGCGCTGGTGGTTACCCTACCACCTCTACTGACGGTACCAAGCGCACCATTCAAGGTGGTGCGACTACAACTCCAGCCATCTCGACCAACAACGGCTACAACCCAGCCACTGGTCAATATGGCGTGGTTCCTGGTTCGATTGGAACACCAACGGCTGGTGGCACTGGAACAGGAACAACTGGCACCGGTGGTCTTTCTGGCATGATTGACCAGACCAACTACGGGGCCTCTGATCAGCAGATGTCCACGGCGGCTGGTGCGGTAGGTGCTGGACAGTTCACCAAGCCGTTTACGGCAACTGACCTGTCTATTGACCCGTCCTATCAGTGGCGCCTTGACCAAGGCAACCAGGCGCTGGCGGCTTCCGCCGCAGCCCGGGGCTTGACCGGATCTGGCCAGAATTTGAAGGACATCGTCAACTACTCGCAGGGTGCTGCATCTCAAGAGTACCAGAACGCCTACAACCGCAACATGGCGAACAACCAATTCATCGTGTCAGGTCTGCAGAACCTAGCTGGTATCGGTCAAGCAACGCAAGCTGGTCAAGCGGCCAACGGCCTGTCCACGGCCTCGCAGATCAGCAACAACCTGACAGCTGGCACCTCCGCGGCCAACAACTATACCACCTCTGGAGCCGCAGCTTCCGCAGCTGGTCAAGTTGGTTCCGCCAACGCCTACTCTGGTGCGCTCTCTGGTCTTGGAAACACCGCGGCCCAGTACCAGTACATGAATCAGTTTAAGCCTTCCACCCCAGCGTCTACTGGAACCAACGAGCTGTACTACGGCTCATCGGACCCAAGTGTGGCGTACGGTGAAGGCTACGGCCCAACTTAAGGATAGAACATGGCTTTGGATCCAACGATCTCCCTCAGGGCAAATGTCCCACAGGCTCCCGACCTCAGCAAGTACGCTGGGCTCGCGATGCTTGGCCTCCAGCAACAACAAGCGCAGGCCTCCATTGAAAACACCAAGGCGAACACCGCGAACACCTTGGCTGATAACCCACGTGTGGTAGCGGCTGCACAGCAAGCGCAGTTTGCCGCGAAGAAGCAGCAGGACATCGCTAACATCTTCAAGGCCAACACCAAGGTCAACGCTGACGGCTCACAGACCGTGAACACCACCGCCATTCCAGCTCAGTTGGCTGGTGCAGGGTACGGTGACGACGCCATTCAGTACTTCAAGCAGTCCACCTTGGCCGCACACGATGCCGTTGACACGGCGGACGCCGCGCAGTCCTTCAAGGACCACACCTTCAAGTCTGCAGCTGCAACTGCGGCCGCGCTTGATGACTATGAGCCTGGTGCTGGTGTGGCTTTCTTGAATAAGGCCGTGAACGTTGACAACCCGGCCTTCTCTGACATGCGTGGTTCGATTGGTGATGACCCACGCTTCCACATGGTCTACACCACGCCACAGCAGGTCAAGGCGATGGCTCAAGGCACGCTGACTCCAGCCGATCAAGTGCGTCAGGCGATGGACATCAAGAATCAACAGTTCCAATTTGCTTCAGCGGCCTACAACCCTGATCCAAAGGCGCCTGAGAACGACCCTAACTCCACCATCAACACGACCGCAGGTCGAATTGCAGGTGACGCTGGTCTTCCATGGCCAACCGGTATGACTGTGTTCAAGGCCCACCAGCTGCCTGGCTACGATCAAGCACTTGGCATTGAAGCAGCTTCAGGCATTGTCCCAGGCGCAACTCGCATCTCCGCTCTTGGCGATGCAGTGAGCAAGGGTGTTGTTGGTAAGCAGCTGCAGAATGCAGTTGATGCCGCGGCCACTCTTCCACAGGATATTGCCACCACTCCAGGTGCGCTTATCTCTGGTGGTTGGAACAAGTACCTCTCAGCTAATCCAAAGCTGGCCGCCTTGACAACCGCCGTTCAAGTTCACAACAACTTGAATCCAAATGACCCAATTGACCCAGCTAAGCTGACACCTGCTCAGGTTGTCGCAAAGCTGAACGCCGACCTGGTCAACGTGCAGGCCTCCCAAGCTGGTTCAGCTGCGATTGCTGGTACCACTTCGGTTCCAGGTGCTCCAGCACGCTCCATTCCAGGTGGTGCGCCAGCAGGTGCTCCTGTTGCGCCAGTTGGTGCTCCAGCGGCTCCAGCTCCACAAGGTGCTATGGTGAAGATTAAGCGCCTGTCGGATGGCAAGGTTGGTGCAGTTCCAGCAGCCCAAGCTGACCAGTTCATTGCCTCTGGCAAGTACACGCGAGCTCAATAATGGCCGATCTCGACGAATCATTGTTCATTCCAGACCCTGAACCTGCGACTAAGTCGAGGGTGACCGGTCTGGCGCCCAACAACTCCGGCCAACTCTCGATTCTCAATGACGAGTTCAGCAAGCTGCAAGCTCAGCTGTCTGGTGAAACGGATCCCATCAAGCGTGGTCGCCTACTTGGTGACTATGCCGCGCTGTCGCGTGAGCTTGCACGTCATGGTGTGCAGGTGCCGCCTGTTGCAGCCGCAGGCACACCGGCTCCATTTGATGAGAGCCAATTTGTTGAGGACGCTACACAGCCTCAGGCCGCACCGGCAGAGGAGAACCTTGATGTACTCGACAAGGCGGCGATTGCAGGTCGCGGTTTTGTCCATGGAGCGACTGCAGGTCTTGACCAATATGTTGGTGCAGGCTACAATGAACTTGAAAACTACCTGACTGGTAACGGTGGTCCACAGAATGACTTTTCAGCGAACTTGGCCAAGGTCCGCATGAAGAACGCTCAGCTTGCTGAACAGCATCCTTGGCTCTGGAACGGTGGACAGCTCGTTGGTGGTGGAGCCCTTGCGCTTGGCACTGGTGGTACTTCTTTGGCGGCCATGGCTGGAACTGGTGCTGCAATCGGTGCCATGAACGGCTTGAATCAAAAACTTGATCCAACTGACCCACGCACCTATGGTACTGCAACTGAAGATGCTGCAATTGGTGGCACCATTGGTGGTGTGCTTGGCGCAGCAGGAAAAGTTCTTCCAGCGGCGCAACAGGCTTGGATCCGCTCTGCAATGAAGCAGCGTTATGAGAATCTTGCCACGCAATTTGGTGAACAAGCTGCGGAAGCGGCGGCCAACGGCGCAACTTCGACAGCCAAGATGCTAAGCACTAGTGCAGCTGGTGCTTCTAGCATGGCAAAGCGCACCGCTACCATGACAGCAGATGAACTTCAAGAATTTGCTCGCAACCCTGTACGTGGTCTTCCAGCTGAACTTGCTGGAAAGAGCGGCCAAGTTGTAAGCGCAGTCGGACAAACTACTCTGCCGGAGATCGTGCAAGGCACTGTATTGGCTTCTAAGGGACTTGGCAGTCTTGCAGCCGCGCCAGCGCGAATTCGCGATGCTGTGGCGGATTACAGCAAAACAGCAGCTCAAAATGTAGCTGCTAAGGTGCCATTTGAAGCTGTATCTTCAACCAGCCAGGCAGCCGCAGGAGCAACAATCCCAGGCGCAGTTGAGACGACCTCAAGGGTGGTTAATCCTATGACCTACGATCAGTACCTGGCTGCTTTTGACGCTGAGCCTGATCCAGACAAGAAGGTGGCACTCGGATACCAATATGCGGCCTCACTGAAAGCAAGGCCGCCTGTATCACAGCTTGACGAAAGTCAGTTCACACCTGACAAATGATCACCAGCCAAGAAGTGGAGCAAGGAACAATGGAGAGATCAGCAGGACAATCAACGTGATCCCAATGACCGTGATAACACGTGAACGTGGTTTCTTAGCGACTGGTGGCTCACGGCGCATTATTTCAGCACCGCAAAAGCGCCAGAATGGAACAATGACAAGACCAACGATCATGGGGATAGCGGCTATTGCCACGAAGTAGAACTCTTCCTTATGAGCGCCAGTTACGAACCAACCGAGGAACACCCAAGTTAGGAAAAGGTAGTAGATGGTCAAGATTGTTCTCTTTGGCCACTTGTGCATAAAGAACATGAAGAGAAGAGCGGCTACAAGAAGGTGCATGGTGTTTCTCCGTTGTTGAGTCAATTATACATCTATCCGACAGGACGTACATACTACCGGTGTAACGGTGGTCACAGATAAGGTAACAAATGAGTGAAGCAGTCAATCTTAGCCCCGTTTTTAACGAGGCCTCCTACGCAGACCAATCCGGATTTCCGCTGGCTGGTGGCCAGATCTGGCAGTATCAGGCCGGATCAGATTCCGTTCAACAGATCACCTACACGGATAGCTCAGGCGATGTTGAAAATAGCAACCCGCTAGTCCTTGACGCCTCTGGTCGTATGCAGACTGGCATCTGGCTGTCAGAGAACCTGTCCTACCACCTGGTGCTGACGGACGCACTTGGCAACCCGTTGGTTCAATACGACAACGTGACCTCGTCTGGGCTCTCCTTTGACCCAACTTCCGGCACCCCAACCTACATCTACGGCACCAACGACGGCATCACCAGCGCGGCTTACACGGCTTCAACTGTGGCGGTGGGTATCGCAGCTACCGCCAACAACGCGAACAATGCTCAGCACCTGAGGGACGGTGGCACCGATTCTGGTGGCATCATGACGTTCTCCACCACTGAAGCGGGCACCGTGCCAGCTGACGTCTGGGGTACCAACAACGCGGGTGCAACCAACACGCTCTTCACACCAGATACCTGGCCAGTCTCTACGTTCCCAAATGACGTGGGTTACGCGCCACTGGCCTCACCCGCCTTCACTGGTGTGCCAACTGCACCTACCGCAACCACCACCGACAACTCTACCACCTTGGCCACCACGGCCTTCGTGCATGCCGCAGTTGCTGGAGGTGGAGGCTCCGCGCTCTTGGCCAACAACGGCTACTTTATGCTTCCATCTGGTCTCATCTTCCAATGGGGTCAAACTGGGGTCATCACGCAAGACACGGAGATTCACGTAACTTTCCCTATTCCGTTTACAACTGCCATCTTCGCCGGCTTTGCAACCTGCAACTACGATGGAGATGATGTCCGCACCGCGGACAACCTTGGACAAATTCGTGCACTGACGAAGACGGGCATGTTTGTGTGCCGTGCCGCGTGCTATCACTCAACCGGTGGACCAGGTAACAACTACTGGTCCGCAATTGGATATTAACTATGTCTATCATCTCTCCAGTTTTCAATGAAGCAAGTTACTCGGATCAATCTGGATTCCCGCTGGCTGGTGGCCAGATCTGGCAGTACTACGCTGGTAGCACTGAGCCCACGACCACCTACGCCGATCGTGACCGCAGCGTTGAGAACCCCAACCCAATCATCTTGAACGCCAACGGCCGTGCCGGCACCGCAATTTGGCTGGATGGGGGTTCACTGTACAACTTGGTGCTTACGGATGCAGACGGTAACCCACTGGTGCAGTTCGACAACATTGGACAAGGTGAATAATCTTGGCGAATTCTGGCAACTCTCAGATTCCACTTGGCTACGACATCTTCGATCCTCGGACTCAGAAGATGACGCAGCCATGGGCGTTCTGGTTTCAGAACTTCCAGAACAACCTGCCGCCTCCAGGCTCCTCCTACGTCATCAACGGCACCACCGACTTTGACACCATCACCATCTACATTGGACTCGACTTCCAACGTGGTGTAGCGTCCAATGGAGCCATCTACTTCGCCACGGACACCAACAAGATCTACCTGGGGCTGGGCACCGCTTGGATCTACATGCAGGGTGCCTTCACCGGTGACGTGTCCAACGAGCCAGGTGACAACGTCATGACGCTGGCGCCAATTGGAACAGCTGGCACCTACGGCTCCACCAGTGAGGTTCCAGTCATCACTGTGGACAGCAAGGGCCGCGTCACGCACATTGACCTGATTCCGGTGACAGGTGGTGCGGCTGGTTTCACTGGCTCCATTCAGTACAACCAAGATGGTATCCTTACAGGTGACTCCATCCTGACCTACAACAGCGCGTCTGGCCAGATGCACGCGAACGCGGGCCTGTTTGGTGACAACGCCGCGCTGTACCTCTACGCCGACTTTGTGCCTGAGACCACGGACCCTATCTCCATCATGCAGGCCGTTGGCCCAGCCGACGACATCAACATTCAGCTGCTGCCGCAGGGCGTTGGTGCGGTCCAGTTTGACGCACCACTGGCCGTTGGAGACCTGGTTGACACCGGCCAGATTGGTCAGGTGTTGGTTTCAACCGGTGACATGACGTCGCCAGTCTGGACCAACTCAGGTCGAGTGGACATGAACTTCGCCTACGGTGACGCCACCCCTGAGTTCATCGTGCTGGTTCCAGCTGGAAAGCTGATCAACGCGGTCCAACTCACCATCTTCACGGGCTTGGCGTCAGACGCCACCCTTTCAATCGGTAGCACAGCTTCTCCAGGTGAGCTGCTTGATACAACGGACAACGACCCAGCAACCGTCGGCGTCTACACAACTGAGCCAGGACTGAAGTACCTGGTTGACACCCCAATCTACCTGACCATCGTAGCTGGCAGCTCGTTGGCTGGGAATGGGGCGGTCACCATCTTCTTCACGCCCTAAACCCATAAATAGCACCATCAACGCGCGCCGCGCATAAGGAATTCCATGTCCACTTGGATCAAGACAATCGGTACCCAAACGGGTCAATTCATCCTCGGCTTGACCGGGGTCATGCTCAAGAACAACGCAGGTGACCTGGTTGTTCGTAACCGCGCAGACAGCGCGGACGCTTCAGTCACCGGCAGTGAGTTCTTGGCCTCAGACGACGTTGGTCTGACCATCAACTCGGATGCTGCAGGTTCAGGTGCAGACTGGAGTATCTCCATTGCGCGTCCAGTCTCCGGCATGTCTGCAAACTGGACCCTGACGCTACCTACTACTCCGGGTTCCACTGGCCAGATCCTGTCTACGGACGGTGCCGGTAACACCTCTTGGGTATCTGCAGGTTCAACAGCTTCCTGCTGGACGGTTGACACCACGTCCTTCGCCTTTGGCTCCACCTCACCAGTTGCCATGTTCACGCTGCCCGCCAACGCGGTCATCGACAAGGTGACGCTGATTGTGGACACCATCTTTGACGGCACCCCTTCAGTCTCAGTTGGTATCTCAGGCACGGCCTCCAAGTACCTTGGTGCAACTGACGTTGACCTGGCCACAGCTGATCGCTATGACGTGCCTAACCAGCTTGATGCTGATGCTTCCCCTGAAGCACTGATCATCACCTACGCCGCTGGTGGTGCTACGGCTGGTGCAGCTCGCGTGCTGGTCACGTACGCAGTCCCGGCTTAATTGCTGGATGAGGGTGGCGGCTGCAGGCGGTCACCCTAAATACATGATCTCAATGCTGAGGGGTTGCCAAGCCAGGTGACCCCTCTGTTCTAAGGAACTGCATCAATGGCATATCGTCCAAAACAAGCGGGCACCACGGAAGATGCGTTCAGCATCGGCTTGGTGAACTCTGGGCTGCTAGACTTTAGCGCGCTCACCGCACCTCGTCTGCTCAAGTTTCCTGACAGCAACGGTAGCACGGGGTACGTCCTCAGCACCGACGGCTCAGGCAACCTCAGCTGGATCGCGGTTGGCGCCTCCGTTGACTACACGGTTCCCTACTACGTTGCTCCAGGTGACACCTACACGGTGAACATCTACAAGCAAGCGTTGTTCACCATTCCAATTGACGTTGATGGCGCTATCGTGATTGATGGCCTACTCGTAGAAGTTGACTAAGGACGCACATGCCACTGATTTTTCTTGACGGTAGCGCTTCAGCTGCCCCAACCCCTCCCTCCGGTAAGACTGAGATCGGTACCGACTCCTCCCAGCTGTACATCAAGGATGACACTGGCACCATCACCTATGTGACGGGTGGGGGTGGTACGGTGACCGCGGTCACTGGAACTGCTCCAATTGCATCCTCTGGTGGAACAACCCCAGACATCTCCATCAGCAACTTTACAAGTTCGGATGATGGTGCGGTGCCCGCCTCAGGCGGTGGCACCACCAACTTCCTGCGTGCAGACGGAACATGGGCCGCTGTTGGTGGTGCACCGGCAGGCTCTGACACTCAACTTCAGTACAATGACAGTGGCTCTTTCGGCGCTGATGCTGAACTTGTCTATGATTCCAGTACTCAGCTTATGAGCATCGGTGTTTCCACTGATGGTGGTATTGCCATTGCGGCGCATTCAGGTGGAACTGGTGCGTTGAAGCTTGGCAACGTCAATGTGATGACCGGTGATGACAATGGAATTACGGCCATCACCACCGGCTATCTTGACATTATCACCAACGCCAGCGACTTTAAGCTTGATAGTGATGGCACATGGTACCTTAACTCCTCAGCTGGCACATTGGGCCAAGTGTTGACTTCTGGCGGTGTTGGCGCGCAACCTACTTGGGCCACTCCAGCAGGTGGAGGTGGAACAGTGACCTCTGTGGCAATGTCAGTGCCATCATTCTTGTCAGTATCAGGGTCGCCTATCACTACCTCTGGTACATTGGCCATGACGCTAAGTGGAACCGCGCTGCCTGTTGCAAATGGTGGTACTGGTGCCACGACGCTGACGGGTATTCTATTCGGCAATGGGACTGGCGCCATCACGGGCTCTCACTCGGTCAACCTTTCTTCTGAGGTGACTGGTAATCTTGGTGTCTCTCATCTGAACTCTGGCACCTCAGCCACCAGCAGCACTTTCTGGCGCGGAGATGGAGTATGGGCCACTCCAGCAGGTGGAGGTACGGTGACTTCAGTTACTGGAACGGCTCCAATTGTGTCATCTGGTGGTAGCACCCCCGCGATTTCTATCACAGGTTTTACTAGCTCTGTTGCAGGTTCAACCCCAGCTTCAGGCGGTGGCACTACCAACTTCCTGCGCGCCGACGGAACATGGGCCGTCCCACCTGGTGGCAGCGCAACACCATCTGGTTCTAATACCCAAATTCAGTACAACAATTCTGGATCTTTTGGAGCCACAGCGCAGTTCACATACGCTTCCGGTGCACTCTCAGTAGGCACGTCTATCCCAGGAGCCTTTAATCTTGGGAAGTACACTGGTGGCAGCGCAACTATCAACATTGGTGAAAATGGAGTAATCACTGGCGGTGGAGCAACCACAATCAGTGGCACTCAAATTCAGTTTTATGCAAACAACGGTACGCAGTCATTTGAGATTGACTCAACTGGCGCGTGGAACATCAATGGCGCGCCTGGAACGTTGGGTCAAGTGATCACTTCAGCGGGCACTGGCGCTCCACCAACATGGACAACAGTGGGTGGATCTTCATCCAACACCTACAAGGAAGCCGTTCGTGTAGCAACCACCGCTAACGGCACGCTTTCAACCGCCTATGCCAACGGCTCCGCGGTTGATGGCGTGACCCTGGCCACCAACGACCGCGTTCTCATCAAGAACCAGACGACTGCTTCTGAAAATGGCATCTACACCGTCAACGCCTCTGGCTCTCCAACTCGAGCTACTGACTTTAATACGACCGGTGCTGAGGTGGCCAACGGCGCCATCATTCCGATCCAGTTTGGTACGGTGAATGGCGGATCTACCTGGCAACTTGTTACAAACGGTGGCACGATTGGCAACAGCTTCGTGTTCAGCCCACTTGGCGGCATTCTACGCACTGGTCTTGCTACTGCCACTACGCCAACTTCTACAGGAACAAGCGCTATCGTAATTGGTAACGCCGCCGTTGGTAGCAGTTCAGCAAGTGGTATTGCAATTGGTGCCAGCGCAACACTTGGTACATTGGGTAATGCAGTCGCGATTGGATCTAGCACCTCTGCAACCGGCAATGGAGCAGTCGCGATTGGATCTAGTGCCACTTCATCGAATACTGGATCCATCTCCATCATGGCGACCACAAGCTCTGGACTTCGAGGTGTTGCGATTGGATCTAATTCCACCAATTCGAAGGACTATTCCACGGTCATTGGCTGTAATGCAACTACTGACTTTAGTTCGCAGACTACATTTACGGGTCCTACTTTTTCCACGATTGGTGATGCATCAATTGGTCCAGCTGGTTTGTGGATGACCACTACGAACGCTACTGCCACTGAGATGGGCAATGGCAACATTGCAACGGCACCAACATCCAAGATTGTTCTGCTGAATAATTCAGCCTACATCTTTGACTGCGACATCGTGGCGCGTCAAAACACAACTGGCGACACCTCCGCTTGGAACTTGAAGTTCGCCATCAAGCGTGGCGCCAACGCCGCAGCTACCGCGTTGCTTGGTTCGCCAGTTGCCACCCTGATTGCACAGGACACTGGTGCTGCACTTTGGGCAGTTGGCGTTACCGCTGACACCACCAACGGCCGTCCAAACATTTCCGTGACCGGTGAAGCTTCCAAGACCATCCGTTGGGTGGCCAATATCAATATGACGAAGGTATCAGGCTAATCATGATCAAGAAGACTCCAAAAGGCTACGAAGTAGTCTCAGAAAAGACGGGCAAGAGGCTCTCTAAGCCCACCACGAAGGAGAAGGCGGAAAAGCGTCTTCGCCAGGTTGAATACTTCAAGCACAGAGGTGGTAAGTGAGCAACTACCACCTCATCAAGGTCGCCTCTCATGTTGTGGACGTTGTCGCAGTAGGAGTGGCCACCGCCGCATGGGTGCAGATCTTGCCGCCCATGGCGGCCGTATTCTCCATCATCTGGATCGTCTATCAGTTCACGATGGACCAACTAGATCGCGCTGAACAGCGCCGCAAAGCTGAACAAGACCGTAGGGGCGCAGATCGTCGCCTCCAAGATATTCCCGTTGAAGTTGATCGCCGCATTGGCCCAAGAAAGGATCTTAAATGACCGCCCCAAATTCCCAAGTCTCCGCCACACCAGCCGTCCTCTCAGGTGGTGATTCAGGCGCCATCATCGACAGCAACAACACGCTTGGCAACCCAGCTGCGGTGATTGACGGTGATCTTATTGTCCTTGGAAGCGTGACCTCCTCTGGTCCAGCATTCCAATCAGGTGTGGTGACCATGGACGATGGAGTCGCCTCGGTGACCTCCTCTCTGTTCACCAACTACAGTGAGTGCCAGGTCTTTCTAACCGTGCAGTCCAACGATGCCGCGGACTTCCCATTCTGTGCCGGCTCTTCAGGTGCCGGCACCTTTGACATCGCCACCACCTCCGGTGATGCCTCCACCGTGGCTTGGCTTGTCGTCAAGAACTCATGATGTTCAAGCGCACCCAAGCCTACGTTGACCGCTTGCTCTGTGACCACGGGCCAAGCTCCAGTCGCCTCATCAACCTTGGGGTCTTCATCGTGCTCTCCGTGGCCATGATCAAGCTTACCTGGGTGACCGGTGACGCCGTCAACATGTGGTACTGGGCCTGCTTCACGACACACGCCGTCTACGGCATGGGGGTAGCCACCTTCAACAAGTGGCTGGACATCATCCGTGCTAAAGTCGGACTTCCAGATCAACCTAAACCTTAATCACCATGGCCCTCCAACAAGCAATCTCCCTCCCAGCCGGTTTTGACCTCCCTGAGGCCTATGTCCGGATTGACTCCGTCACCTTCACCCACCACGAGGTCCTCGCCTCAGTGGTTTGGTTCGCCAACGTGGATGCACGACAGGCCTTGGCTCCGACTGTCAAGCAGGCTGTATTTTCACTTGCCTGTTCCGCACCCTTCTCCTTGGCCACCATCTACGCCCAGTTGAAGGCGCTGCCTGACTTCGCTGGAGCGGCTGATGTTTGACCTGCCCTCCCTCTACTTGAAGCTGGGCGCAGCGGCGGTTGTGGCCGCCTTCATTGCATGGCACCTGTGGGGAGATCATCGGGTGAAGATGCAGTTGGCGGAAGCTGAAACCGCCTTGACCCAGGCCCAAGCGCAAATCACCTCACTTGAAGTTGAGATTAAGCTGCAGAACGCCGCGGTGGACCGTCTCAAGACTGATTCAGACCAACGTGAGAAGTTGGGCGCGGCCCTGGTCTCAAGCGCCGCTTCAGCAGCTGCACCACACCTGCAAGCGGCCAAGGTGATCTACCTGACTCAACCTTCGGTCCCAATTACGGACAAGTCGTCGGACTGCACCGCAACTTTGGACCTGATCAATGGAGTTCACAAATGAAGCTGCTTATGATCCTTCCAGTTCTGCTCCTGACGGCCTGCGCCTCAGTGGCTACGGTGACGCCGGTTGAAGTGAAGGTGCCAGTTATGGTACCATGCAAGGTGGCTGCGCCGGTGCAACCGGTCACCACCTATGCACCACCGTACACCACCGTCTTTAGCGCTGTTCAGGCGCTGCTTGCAGATCGTGAGCTGATGATCGCCTATGAGCTGGAGTTGAGCGCGGCGTTGGCCGCATGTAGGTGAACCTGCACTATCTGCCAGCTAATGCCTCTACGAGCGGGTGCTGTGTGAAGGCGAAGACAAAGAAGCCCCAATGAAGGGGCTTTCTGGTCTGGAGGGGAAGGTGAACTTAGCGCTGATCGTCGAAGTACCGCGCCATGTACTCAGCACTCGCTTCTTCACGGGTTTGAACCGGCAAGATGGGAGCCAGACCAATGTGCTTGATGCTGTTGTAGTAGGCCGCCAGGTCAACTGGGGTCTGGTTGAACGCGGCTTGCAGGTTGGTGTTGGTGATCATGTTCGGCTCCAGGTGGTGTAGGTGCATTATACGCCCGTGCGCGTACGCGTGTAGGACCGTTACCTTTGTTACACCTGAATGAAAAAGAGGCCCTGGTTATCACCCCAGGGCCACAAATACAACAGCTCAAGCCAGGCTTTTGACTGCCCTGGCGAGCGGATGAGGTTTTTCACTCATCAAATTTCCCTCTCAGAACGAGAGGGTGTTTGCACCTCTCCCGAGATGCTTACCTACGTTGGTACGAGTAGACGCCCTTGATGGCGCCGTTCATGTACCCACCGGCTGAACCTGCACTGGCCAGACCCTTGACCACGTCAGGCGGCACACCATAGTAGGTGTAGTCCACTCCGGACAGGTTGGTGTGGAGCTCCTGGCTAGCTTCGTCGTAGGACGCGCTATTAACCCATGAACTATCGGCAATTTGGACTTCTTCCATGATTTGACTCCTTAGTCAACTTGACTGGCCATCCCAGTCACTGATGTGCTATTTATCGCATTTGAGCGAGTCAGTTAGGATACACGGAGGCCAGGGAATTCAGCGGTGGGGTCTCAATGCCAAGGATGATGAAGGCCTCAGGATTGTCATCTTCAGTCGCGATCATGAACCGGTTGACGCCCTTCCGCAGCTGTTCCTCATACTCAGCGATGGAGTTCTCAAGGATGGCACCCATCAGCCGTTGCATCTCAATGTAGAGCTCATCCGCGCTGAGCCAGGACCAGTAATCGAGACCGTTGATGACCTCCGCGTTCAGCTTGCCTTCTCCAAGGTCCGTCAGCCTGGCTTCAATGAGGCGGACATAGTATCGTTGATCGTTCTTCATGTGCGTTCCATGTTGTTCAGCTCTATGTAGCTTTAGGCGTCGTGAGATAGACACGGAGACCGTAGTAGGCGTCATCCTCATCAAGGAGCACCGTGCCTGAGTAGGACAGATCTTGAAGTTGTCCAAGCGCTGCGTCTTGATACACACTCGATACCACATCATCATCCTTGAAGGCGGCCAACAGGGCCTTGAGTTCACCAACGGTCATACGACCTCCACTTGCTAAGGTGCTATTTTACGAAGGTGAAGTGCCTACACCACCTGAAATGAGCAAAAAGAAGGGGAGCAGTGATGCTCCCCTTCTTGGCCGTTAGGCCGCTCAACGAAATAATGCATCAGCTATGGTGGGCTGACTGTAACCTGGTAGTAGCACCGGAGGGCAAGTTACGGTGAAGGTTCTACCTTACTCATGTCGTCAGTTGCCTGACTTTTACTTCCCCAAATAGGGAAGGAGCTTCACACCTTCACTGGTTAGGCTCACCTTATTTAGCGGGCTCCAAGCTGCTCAAGCAGTTGATCGGGTGTGAGCTCAAGGCAGCGCGACTGCGCCCAATCGCCAACTGAGATCATGGGTGAACTTGAGGGAAAGGCGAAGACCTTACCGGCCACGAAGGTGTCCATCTTGCGCATGATGACGATCATCTTCTCCAGGTCTTCAGGTGAGATGGACGGATTGTTGGCACGCACTACCGGGTAGTGTTCCTCTCTCGCCTTGAAGAAGGAGGACGCGGTGTAGACCATCTCAATGCGAGCCATCACACCTCGCAGCTTCTGGAGATTCGCCGCCTGCTTCGCGACTTCTCCACAGAGGTCGACTTGGCTCTTGGTCTGCGCGAAGGCGCTGGAGGAGACCAAGAGCAGGACGAGTGCAAGGTGCTTCATTTCATGCCTTTCAAGAGATCAAAAAAGAGGCCCTAGGATTGCGCCTAGGGCCAAGGGGAGTAGTAGTACCTAACACAATCACAAACCTAACGTCGGCAAAATCACCGACAGGGACCATCTTAGTTAGGTGGCGCGCAGCGTACACAGTTGTTACAACTGTTACACCGCCTTACGCAGTTTGTCCGTGACGTGTTTCTTCATGAGTTCATTCAGGTCATAGTAGATGAACCAGTTGTTCTTGTAGGACCACTTCTGCTTCATCACACCAACGAGCAACCAGTTGTTGACCAGCACCCCTTGGTTGTTGAGCAGATCGAGCTGCTTGGCTCCAGCCTTCACCGCTGCAACTCTGATGGTGAGACGCTTCCGTAGCTTGCCGGTTGGTCCACCAAAGTCCTTGTGCTCGCATCTCTTACTCTCTTCTGCATCTTCCTTCACATGTCGTGCCAACTCAGCCTCAAGCTTGGCTAGGTCGGTGCAGTTGCGGTCAATGTGCAGCTCGCTCATGAAGCAGGCGCGGTTCAGCGCACTCACGAAGGAGTAGTCCATTGTGCTCATGGTAGACTTTTATGCAGCTGTACGAAGAGGTCGTTCAATTCTGGTCGTGGTGTGAACATTTCCATCACCTCAGCGAGAGTCATGTTCCTATCAAGTGCAAGTCGCTCAAATTGCTCACGTTCACCACACTTCCATTGACGTGTGTCAAGAAAGTCGCTTATCTGTTTTTCCGTATTCATGCTTGTTCCTTCATTGGTAATGGGGCGTCAATGTAGCCCTTGTTGATAAGCCAGGTCAAGGTGTCCTCTTCGCTGTGCCAGAGTGCAGACTTTGGAGTGCGGAGGAGTTTTTGTCGGCACAGTTCAGGAACATCTTCCACAGTAGGTAAGGTGCTCCATTCGGCGTTTGGATAGTCCCAACACCCATGTGTTCCGTATGGAGTTGAGGTGTCGTTTATCAAATGAGCGTACACGGAGGGAGACCGCGGTGCAGCTGGCTTTGAGGCTGGAGCTGGTGGCCGATCTTGCCACTTCACGTTGAACAGCACCTCAAGCTCGGTTCGTGTCGGCTTCAAGTCTCGTTTTCGCTTCACCTCAATTAGCTTCTTAACGCGCTTGATCTGCTCCTTGACGTCGTTTTGGAGCACCATAAGCTCGTCAAGCTCAGCAAGTAGGTTACGTTCAGTCATGGTGACATTATCGTCCATTCAAACTGCGCTCGCACCTGACATACAAGTTCAGGTTCACGAAGTGTCAACATAGAGAGAGCGGTGCCAACTCTGATGATCTGACCTGTGGTGAAGCGCTCAACACCGAGACCTCAAAATCTACCTTGTAGCCTGTCACCTGCTGAATGTGAGTGAGCAGTGCCATCAGGTCAACAGATGAGAGCTCCACCTGTGTGAGGAAGCCGTCGTGCACGTACCAAGTGGGGATGGAGAGGAAGGAGCTGGCCGCCGCCATCACCTCATCTTCCAACTTAGCGTACAGGCGAAACTGGTGCCAACCCCTGCTGTTAGCCCGGACTTGTTCTCCATCTCCCCATTTACGTCGGGTGCGAACTCGATCCTCTAGTGGGCAGATGAGCTCATAAAGCACCTTTGACTCGGCGACGAGACCAGAAATGAGCGGATGGGCCTGAAAGTCCTCAAAGACGACGAGACCAGCATTTTTCAACCAGTGCTGCCAGATCGAGTTGGTCCAATGCTGTGTGACCTGTGCCCCGTTGATGATGGAGGTGACGATCTCCTTCACCGCCTCCACTGGAAGACCCGAGAAGGTCGCCAGCTCAGCACGGAAGGTGGTGCGATCTTCAACCAGACGCGCGAAGGTTGGAAGCACCGCACCACCTTCCTTCAAGTAGCGCTGATACAGCAACGTGGCGATGGACGCCGTGATGTCGTAGTCGTACCCTTGCTTGATCAACGCGCTGCGCACCTCTTTAGTTAGGTAGGTCACGTCACTGTAGACCCGGTGCTCAACTCGCTTGTAGGTGTCACGTGCTGGAGCTGGCCGCTCAAATGGGTTGTTGGCTCGAAAGGCCATGAACTGGATCTTGGAGAAGGTAGTGGTCAGTACCGTCGGCAGCACAGTTGGCTGATAACGTTCAACCAGCGCGTAGAGCTCATCCGTTTTGACCTGGTAGGTCAAGGTTTGCTTTCCCTTGATGTAGGTGCCAGTTTTGCTCAAGCATTGGTGAAGCAAGTTGCCCGCTGGAGTTGTATCTCTAGAGATAAGCTGACGTAGGCTCGCACTGTGAAACTTGTAGGCCCGCGCTGGATTTAGTGTAAGAAGCCAGTTGAGCCCAGTCAGCAAGGTTTTTGACACCTGCACCGGTTTAGTACGTAGAAGAAGAGTCATGATGCGTCTTAGTTGGTTGGAGCTACCGGCGGTTGGCTAACCGGTTTACGGTACTTTGTGGAGGACCCAACTAAGGTTCCGCGTTGCACGGATGAGGCGCCAACCGTCGCCCTCCACAAAGTACCGTAACGTCTCTATGTACATTGAATTCTAACTTCTCATTCAAATTCGATGACCTGCTATACGGGACAGCTTCATATCCATCAATCCGAGGTGTCAACATAGAGAGAGCGGTGCCAACTTTGATGATCTGGCCTGCGGTGAAGACCGGTGCCTCCCAGCTCCTCCGGTGTAGGTCACCTCAACTTCACTGGCCGGTGTGTCCTCAGCCTCATTCTGCACCTCCGGCCCACTGAAAGCACCACCAAGTAGGCGAATATCGCCACTGGAGGTTCCGTTTTTCACCTTCCCGGGCCAAACCAGAGAGCCTAAGCTGCCAGCTCACGCCGGCGCCAGCTGCGCCCATAAATAGCACAGACACAAGGAGGCCAACATGCCCACTTCAGATGAGATTGACCTGCTCCTAACTGCGTTGAGTGACGGCGGACAGCTTGTCCATGAGGCCCCCACCAATGAGCCCGAGCTGGAGCTTGATGAGGAAAGTGGTGAGGAGCTCCTCTACGCGTGCCATGAGCTGCTCTCCTTCATTGAACTTGGCATGGAGGACCTCGAGCTGAAGGAAGAGGTGAACCTGCTCCTTGACCGACTGGCAGCCATGATGGCCTGGCGAAAGCTTCAATGAACCGCTACTACGTCTATGTCTACGTGGACCCAACCAACTCTGAGCCCATCTACGTTGGCAAGGGTCATGGAGATCGTGCCCGCTGTCACCTTGTTCGCACCGACAACCACCCCTTGACCAGACGTCTGGCCTGGTTGAAGCGGCGCGGTCTTGAGCCACTGATCAAGTTGATCGACGTGGAGACGGAGGAGCTGGCCTATGAGCTGGAGGACCAGCTGATCGAGCTTGTTGGACGTGCAGACCTGAAGACTGGGCCATTGCTCAACTTGGCCGCTGGAGGACGTGGGCTGCGCAACCCAGGACCTGAAGCCCGGTTGGCCATGGCCGCCAAGTTCAAGCGGGTCAACACCGGTGTGCCAAAGACGGCCAGCTGGAAGGAGAGCATGCGCGCCTCCATCCAGAAACGACGCACTGAGCAGGCCGCCACCTTCTCTCTGGCCCTACAGGACCCGGTCAAGAGAACCGGGTTGCTAGATATACCAGCAACCGCGGCCAAACACAGCCTGCCGCATAAGGAGTTCGATTGCTGGATCCGAAAGTGCATTGCACCTACATTACCCGCCACCCAAGCGGCTTTTATTACATTGGCAAGTCAACCACAGCGCGTGTCGCCGCGGGGTACATGGGCTCCGGTGTCCGCCTAAACTGCACCTTCCTGCACTACGGCTTCCAGAAGGAGCGCTGGACCACCACGGTCACCGCCACCTTCCCCACTGAGGCGGAGGCCTACGCCCATGAGGCAGTGCTCTGTCCACTTCAAGAGTTGTCCAACCCATACTGCCTGAACGACACGGTGGGTGGTCGCAAGATGCAGCATGGTTCAGCCCACGCCCGCCTGCTCAAGTCTCGCAGGGCCAAGCCCAGCAAGAAACGCTAAATATTAAGCTAGCGCTTTGCTAGTATGACTGAAAGAATGACATGACCGACAAACTCACCATCACCATGGCCGTTGACGCCATTGAACGCGCACTTGAGGAGCTCAAGATGCTGCTTGACCAAGGAAAGGTTGAGTCGGCAAAGTACCTGCGCCTTGACGGCTCAGCGGTTGACACCTTTGAGGAACTTGAGAAGCTCCAAACTGCCTTCAAACGAAACTCAACTGAGCAAGGATCGGCTGAGCAGTTGCGTACCGCTGCCTTCTGGAAATTTCTAGATACAGGTGATCTGACTGAACTCGCGCCAACTGGCCGCTTTGAAAAGACAGATCCGCTGCGTGCTATCTTCGCGCCTTATGTCTTCTGCACCATCTCCAAGGTTCGTGGCCGCACTATCTACTACACCCATGCCTCTGATCGCAACGACACCCCGCGCAGCGGGGTACTTGGGCCGAACATTCACGCAATAATTGAAGGCCCCTGTGTTATCTACAATGACAAGGCCATCACCCAACATTGGCATCTGAATAAGGAAGTCTGGAAGGAACGTGGCTACGCCTTCAACTCCCTCTTCCGTGCCTAACCAAGGAACACCATGATCCTTTCAACTGAACCAGAGCTTATTGGCTACAACCCAACTGAATGGACCTTGATTGGTTACATTGATGAACAGGGTTACATCTACACCGAGCTGGTAGACGTCAACATGACGGCGCTCTACGATCCAGCACCGCTCACCCACTTGGAGCTTGAAGCCCTGCGACACAAGCTGAACGGCCAACGCCTTGATGCAGTGAACATTTCACCATGATCCTCTCAACTGAAGACTTCATCCCAGATCAGGAATGGGCCGCGTACGCGGCTGAGCTGCTGGCCAGCTTGGAAGATGAAGAGGTAGACAATCAAGTCCAGCTAGACTTCATCATCACCGTGCACTACGTCTCGATTCTATGATCCCTGGTTCATCCTTCACCGTCTACAGCTTGTTGAACATTGACACTGGTCGCCACTACTATGGTCGCACCATGCAGCCGAATGAACGGCGCTACACCCACCTGTCTGAGCTAAGCCTGGGGACCCACTACAACTCGAAGATGCAGGCGGACCACACCGCCTACCCCAACTGGGACTTCATCGTCCTTAGAACGGACCTCACCCAGCTGGAGGCCAACCGGCTCTCGGACCAGCTCGCCAAGAACGACCCCAACTGCTACAACCTGCTGGGTGTCGTTCCAAGCAACCCCGGCTCCAGTCAGCCTCGGCTCACCAACGCACAGGTGGCCACCATGCGTGAGGCCTACTTCTCGGAGGAGCTCAACCAGCTGGAGTTGGCCAAGATCTACGGCATCTGTCAGGGGCACGTCAGCCTCATCGTCAACGGGCTGGTGCGGAACTCAAAGGGCGAGTTCCGCCCTCCAACCACCCGCGGAGCCGCTAAGCACGCCTTTGCAGCGGAGCACCGACAGGCCATTCGTGATCTCAGGGCCGCCTCTGGCAAGCAGACTCTCCGCTCCTTTCTAGAAGAAACCGCCCTCAAGCTCAACCTGCCCGTCAACACGGTTCGGTACTGGCTTCACAACGATCCACCCACTGAACATGACGTGCGCACCAGCACCAACCAGCATCATCGCCCACCACAGGCCAACGTTGATGGGAACACCTACCAGACCTTTCAACACTGGTTGGATGAAACCGGCGGCTCCATCAACCAACTGGAGGTCATCTCCTCCACCGCACGGCTACATACCTACGTCACCAAGGGCAAGCGCCCCTATTGGGTAGACGGAGTCAGGTACACCAGAGACGGGCTCACCATGTATGAAGCCAAGCGCCGCCATGGTCCACTCCTCAACGTTGAGGGTAAGATCGGCCACTACGTGACCAACCAGGTAATCAAGGACAAGCTGGCTGCCATCAAGGCAAAGTCGGAGGCACACCGTGTCAAGCGGGTCCTCAGGAAAGCTGAACGTGCCGCCAAACGAGCACGTCTGGATCAAAAGCGCGCTCTCAACCAACAAGCCTCCACTCTTTAAGGTAACATGATCAAGAAACCACCCGTGCTGAAGGTCGTTGAACCTTCTCGCTACACCACCAACGTCCAATCGCTGTTGAACCGCCTGGATGAAACACACCGGCTGATTGACGCCTCCATTAAACCGTCTGAAAAGTACGTCCTGCAGCTGCAGCTCGACTTTCTCCACAGCCAACTTAAGCACTTCTACGATCAAGAGAAGTTCTTCAGCGCACCATGAACGCGGCTAAGCTCAAGAGGTTGAAGCGTCACGCCTTTGATGATCGATATTTGAAGGACGGCATGCTCTTTCCAACCTACCGCAACGGGCTACGCGATCCTCAGTCGATTAAATACGTTCCTACAACCAAGAAGGTGACACCAAATGCGTGAAACTGCATTCTTCAGAGAAGATGAGCGCTCCACCTGGGAGCCACGTCTCATCCAGCTGGCCAGGCTGAACCTCTCCAACAAGGTGATCGCCGACGCCTTTGGCTGCTCCTACTCCACCTTGACCCGCAACCAAGAGCTCATCGTTCTCATCAACATGGGTCGCGCGCACTACGCCGAGCGTATTCAACAAGAGCTGTACAACGCGGCTCAAGAGGATCCCTGGGCCGTGGAGGACAAAGAGGAGCGTGGACAGATTCGAACCAACAGCCTCAAGGCACTCGCCATCCTGCATAAAGAGCTCAACCGTGATCCTTGGGTGCCTCCAGCTGAACAGGAAAAGCTGCGTAGGCTCAGTGATGAGGAGCTTCAAAAGGAGCTTGAGAAGCACCTGGCCGCGCACGACACAAAGAACGGGATGATTGTAAGAGTGGGTTCCTGAACTTGGACTACGACCTACAAGAGCTGCTTGAAGAGGTCCAGCGCCGCAAGCGTGAGAACCTCATCACCTCCTTCTATCCGGACAAGGGCTCCGATGGCGCCAACCACGGTTTCCAGCCGGTGGTGTGGACGGGCACCCAGAACTCATCTTGGCCAACTGAGGAGGATGAACAGGGCAATGTGGTCCTCCTTGAACCCACCAAACCTTACGCCGAGACTTGGAGCCGCCACCTGTACCCACAGGCCCTGTACTTCTTCCAAGCTGGTCAAGACTACACCTTCCGCGCCCTCATCGCCGCCAACCAGATTGGAAAGACGACCACCGCGGGCTATGAGTGCGTCCTCCATGCTACCGGCCTCTACCCCGACTGGTGGGCCGGTCTCCGCTTCCACACCCCACCAAGGATCGTGATTGCCGGTGTGGACACCAAGTGGATGCGCAAGGTCATCCAAAAGAAGCTGCTGGGCGAGGTTGGAGAGCTGGGCACCGGCCTGATTCCAAAGGACTACATCGTCTTTGAGTCCCTTCGTGACACGCAGAAGGCCGAGTCCATGATCTCGTCCATGCAGGTGCGCCACGCCTCAGGTGGAATCTCAACCATCGACCTCATCTCCTATGAATCAGGGGTGCGAGCCTTCTACGGCTTCCAAGCCGACTTGATCTGGCTGGATGAAGAGCCCAGCGTTGAGATCTATGAAGAGTGCAAGACCCGGCTCATCACCACCGGTGGCAAGCTGATGCTCACCTTCACTCCACTGGAGGGCATGTCCCAGACGGTGGAGAACTTCCTTGGGTCAACCGACTTCATCACAGGTCCAATCAAGACGACGGATGGCTCGCGCTCCTCAAAGATGGTGGTGCGCTGTGAGTGGACCGACGTGCCCCATGTCACCTACACGGCCATGAACGAGCAGCTGCAGGGCATGCCTGAATCGCTGAGAGACGCGAAGAGCAAGGGTATCCCAGCCCTTGGGTCAGGTGCCGTCTACCCAGTCAACCCTGAAACCGTCTTCGTGGAGCCCTTCCCAATTCCCAAGCACTGGAAGCGCTGCTTCGCAATGGACTTTGGGTGGGAGGATCCAACCGCGGTCCTGTGGTGCGCCATCAACCCAGACGATGGAGTCAAGTTCGTCTACTCGGAGCACTACCAGTCAAAGGCGGTCACCGTCATCCACGCTGACGCCATCAAGCAGCGCAACGTTCAGGCTGGTTTCAAGATCCCTGGGGTCTGTGACCCGTCAGGTGGTGGACGAACCTCCTCCGATGGCAAGCTGGTGAAGGACATCTACCGCAACGAGCATGACTTGCAAATGGCGGACTCCAAGAACTCGCTGGCCCCAGGCATCCAACAGGTGCTTGACAACCTCGCAACTGGTAAGCTCTTCATCTTCAACACCTGCCCCAACACCAAGGCGGAGTACAAGAAGTACCGCTATGAAAAGGGCGCCTTGAAGGGTGCTGATCACTTGATGGACTGCCTCCGTTACCTCATCCTCTCAGGTGTGGATACAGCCAAGTCCATTGACCAGTTCAACCGCCCAGCCAACGCTGGTGTCTCACCTCGTTTTCAGATCACACGGCGATGAGAGCTGACGACTTCATCAACCAAGTGGAGCTGGCCGCGTTGATGCGCGACCTTCAACTCGTGCAGCTCAACCTGCTCGACATCTCCAACGTGGCACGTCAGCTGAAGGACCAAGAACACACCCTACTCGTGCAGATCCATGAGCTGAACAAGTTGGTTGGGCTTGAACTCCCACCAAACCTCGGCATCTGGGCCTGGCAGTCAACAACCTCCACCCGCGGCTCAACATCTTGATGACGTCGCCTAACCATCACGCTAAATATTAACCTATGATGCTCGCACCCAACACCACCGTTCTCTACACCCATGAGGACAAGCCTGAGCAGTTCCGCCATGGCGCCATCACCCTCCTCAACAAGCTGACGATGACCACTGAATGGAACACGGTGTACGCCGCTGGCCCAGACTCAGTGCTTGAAGCGGGTGATGAGATCCTCATGTCCGCTCGCCCAGCCTCCTATGAATTCAAGGACCCCTTGACCAACATCACCGTGCGCAACACCGCCGACAACTCCATCTTGGCCTACCGTCGTGGCTCCACCCTTGGAGTTGGGTCGCAGAAGACCTGGCTCTACTACTGGGAGGAAGAGGAGAAGGAGTACCAGACGGTTTCAGGCATCTACATGCCCGCTCCTCAAGAGCCTACCCGTTGGGCCGTGTGTGTGGCGGCTGGTAAGCTCACTGGAGTCAACGTTGGAGATCGCGTGTTGATTGCACGCCAACCGGCCTCAACCGCCTACACACTGAAGATCGACGGTGTTGGGTTGGACGGCATCGAACTACACAACGCAGGTGAGCATGAGCCCATCGCCATCCTGCGCCAAGACACTAAGGACACCCAATGAAGACTGATGACGAAATTCTCAAGGAAGCCAAGGAACGCTGGGTCACCTGCCGTGGTGCTTGGTCCGAGTTCCAACTTGACAGCACGGAGATGCTGCGCTTCATCTCGGGTGATCAATGGCAGGAGTCCATCCGCCAGAACCTTGAATCGCAGGGCTTCCCAGCCATCACCCAAGACCGCACGGACCTGTTCCTCCGCCAGATCACCAACCCACTGCGCACCAACCTGCCCTCCATCCACATCGCCCCACGTGATGACGCGGATGAGGAAGGCGCGGATGCTCGTGAGGACCTGATCCGCAACATTCAAGATGACTCTGGCGCCAAGAACGCCTACTACAACGGTGGCTGGTATGCCGCCGCCACCGGCATTGGTTACTGGCGCGTCATCTCGGAGTACGAGTCCAACAAGACGGACAACCAGAAGTTGGTGATTGAGGAGATCTCGGACCCCAACACGGTCATGCTGGACCCCAACCACAAGTCAGCCACGGCCAAGGACATGGAGTACGCCTTCGTCTCCGTCAACCTGTCCCACTCTGAGTACCGCCGCAAGTACGGTGGCTCCAAGCTTGACATGGACATGGGTGAACACTCGTGGACCGGTGCCATGCAGTTCCAGCAGCCAATTTGGATGACGGAGGAGAATATTACTCTGGTGGAATACTACTTCAAGGACTACAAGCCAGCCACGCTTTACTGCCTCGTGAACAACACGACTGGGGAGGTACGCTACGCTGAAGAGTACGACAAGGACCTGTTGGCGCTGGGTGCCATTTCCATTCGTTCCAAGCGCACCATCCAGAAGTGCACCATCCGTCAGTGCGTGCTGAACGAGGTTGAGGTCCTTTCCAACACGACTTGGCCTGGTGAGTACATCCCAATCGTCTGCGTGAAGGGTGATGAATACTGGCTGAACGGCAAGCGCACGTTGAAGGGTGTCGTGGAACGTGCACGTGACTCCCAGATCATGTTGAACTACAACCTGTCTCTGGCGGGCAAGATGGTAATGTCGGCGGCCACCGCCCCCTACATCGCCACGGACAAGCAGATTGCAGACTATGAAAACGACTGGCGCGACGCCAACGTGTCCAACATCGGCCTGCTTCTCTACAAGACCGATGAAGGTTCCAACCCACCTTACCGCGATCTTGGCGAGGTTCCAATTCAGGCCTCGCTGGCTCTGGTCGCCCAGGCGGTGGACGGCATCAAGTCGGTCTTTGGTATCTTTGACCCATCACTTGGCGCCACCTCCAACGAGGTCTCTGGCATCGCCATTCAAGCGCGCACTGAGAATGCCCACACGTCCAACTCCCACTGGTATGAGAACCTTGTGCAGGCGGTTGAACACACGGGCTGCATTCTCTTGGCCGCGATTCCAGAGTTCTACGACGCACCACGCACAATTCAGGCCACCACGATCTCAGGCACCACTCGTGTTGTGCAGGTGAACCACCCCGGCTCCAACGTGCAGCTGAACGACGATGGTGACTATGGAGTTGCGGTTGTCGCTGGCCCATCCTACGCCACCAAGCGTGAGGAGTCGGTGGCTGGCATGATGCGCCTCATCACCGCCTACCCAAACGCTGGGCCGTTGATCGCCGACATCATCGTCCACAACTCAGACTTCCCAGGCCATGAGGAAGCGGCGGCTCGTCTGCGCGCCTCAGTCCCACCTGAGATTCTGCAGGCCTCCGAAGGTCACAGTGAGGACAACCCACAGCTGATGATGCAGCTGAAGCAGCAGCTTATGCAGGCCCAGAAGAACCTACAGGCCCTCAACGCGCACTCCGCCCAACAGGAGCAGCTGCTGCAGGTGGCACAGGAAGAGAACAAGCTGTTGAAGCTTGACAAGGCCGTTGAGCTGCGCAAGTCGGACCAACAGACCAACATTGACCAGCAACGTCTGCAGCTTGAAGCCCAAGAAGCTCAGCTGGAGTACGCACTCTCCCAAGAGAAGCTGGCCCTTGAACGTCGCAAACTGGACCTTGCTGAGAAGCAGATGCAGATTCGCGCTCTTGCTGCAGCCGCTACGGTTGTGGACAACATGCACGGACATGCGCTTGACGCTGCCGACCACATTGAAGCAGTCAAGCTTCCTGATCTGGATCTAGGTGAAACCGAACTCGGTGGAGACCTCTCCTACGGTGGCATCACCACATCTACCAAGTAACAAAAGGACAACATGATAATGACTACTGAAACCGCCGCTCAAGTCGCCGCTCCCATCACCATGGAAACTGCTGAGACCCAAGAGCAGTTCATCGAGGCCTTCTCCAAGCGCCATGACGTGGCTCCTGAACCAGTTCTCGAGCCTGAAGTCAAGGCTGAGGAAGTCGTCAGCGAAGAGTCAGCCGCGGTTGAGGCGAAGGTTGAAGAGCTGGCGGCGGTTGAAGCTGAAGTCACCACTGAGGAACCAGAGGCCAAGCCTGACTCCGTGCTGCTGCGCACCAAGAAGGCCATCCAGCTGATGGAGGCGGCCAAGGCTGATGCGGCTGCACTTCGCGCTGAGCTGGCCGCCATCAAGGCCGCTGGAACCGTGGCCCAAGCTCCTGCACCAGCTGTCCAGCTCCCAGCGGACGCTCCAGTCTTCGCCAACTACAACGGTGACACTGAGAAGTACGTGCGGGACATGACGGCCTACCAAGTCAACCTGCAGCTGGTCCAACATCAGGTCCAAGAGCAGGAGTCAAAGCGCATCTCCAAGTTCATGGAGACCACACCTGACTTTGCGGATGAGCGAGACATCGCCATCGCGGAGGTCAAGGCTGGACTGCGCGCCGCTTGGACACCTGAGATCCTGTCGGCCTGTGCTGAATCGGAGAACGGCGTCCAGCTGCAGTACCACCTGATGAAGCACCCAGAGGAGGTGGATCGTTTGAACGCGCTCACCCCAATTCGTCGTGCACTGGAGCTTGGTAAGTTGGAAGCTGGCCTTGCTCCAGCCGCTGAGGTCGTGAAGGTGGCCCCACGCACCTCCAACGCACCTGCTCCATTGGTCAAGGTCTCAGGTACCGCGTCCGTCTCCAGGAAGTTTGAGGAGATTGACAACCAAGCGGCCTTTGAGGCTGAGTTCCGCAAGAAGTATGGTCGCCGTTGATGACCGGCGGCACCAACTGGACGCGCAAGGAGGAGCTCTGCCTGGCCTATCAGCAGGGCAAGGCCGCGCGTGATCTGACGTTTGAAGCTTGGTGTGCTAAGCGCCAGCAGCACCACTTGGGTCTCCACGAACCACCAGATGTGGCCGAGTACGCCCTGATGTTTGAGCTTGGTAGGACCTGCAAGCTCACACTTTGGGAAGCCCTCAACTCACCTGGTATCCGCCCATGTTGATCGTTGGATTGCGCTAAATAGCACACGAGCTTTACGCTCACCAGATCCCCATATCTTAAATGGGCCATCGGTGGTTCCGGTCAACAACCAAAACAGTCCCTGTACTGTGAACAGGCCTCGGTTTAGACTGCCGGTCAACTAGTCAATCGTTCTAGTGACGCAAGCTCGCGTCTCAACCCACAAAAGGAGCCATGAAATGGCAGCAAATACCCTCCAGACAATCAGCATGATTGGTCGTCGTGCCGCAATGGTGCTCGGCAATGAGTGCAACCTCGTCAAGCAATCTAACCGAAGCTTTGACGATGAATTCGGCGTGAAGTCAGCCCAAATCGGCCAGAACTTCAACATCCGTCGTCCGCCACGTCCAACGGTCAACGTTGGCGCGGTCATCAACCAGCAACCAATCGTTGAAACGTACACCCCGCTGACGTTCACAGACCCTTACAACACCTCCTACGCGCTCACCTCGCAGGAAATGACGTTCTCGATTGAGGACTACTTTGAGAAGGTTGCGGAACCATCGGCTCGCGCCCTGGCTTCCAAGATCGAATCAGTTGGTCAAGGCCTCATCACGAAGTTCTTCAACACCGTTGGTACCCCTGGTACCGCGCTGACTGGTGGCTCCGGTGGTACAGCTCTCCCAGCTGTCACGAAGGCTCAAGCCCTCCTGCAGAAGAATGACGCTCCAATGGCTGGTGCTGATCGTCGCACCCTCCTGAACGACCCTGACTTCAACGCTGTCCTTGCGACTTCCAACCTGACGTACTTCAACCCAGGTCCAGAAATCTCGAAGAACTACAGCACCGGTATGCAAGGTGACTTCAGCAACTTCCGCGTGTTCATGAACCAACTGGTCAAGGCACACGTCAACGGCACCTACGGCGGTTCCCCTGTCGTGGCTACCACGGTTCCTGCGAACAACACCTACCCAGCAAACGGCGTCAACACGTCTACCCTGGCAACCTCTGGCTGGACGGCTACCACGACTTCCCTGAACGTTGGTGACGTGTTCACCATCGGCTCTGGTGCGACTGGTGTCTACATGGTCAACCCACAGACCAAGGAAACGCTCGGTACGCTGCAGCAATTCTCGGTCCAAGTCAAGTCAGTTGACGACGGCTCTGGCAACACCACGCTGACGATTGCTCCGGCTATCATCACCTACGGTGGCTTCCAAAACGTCTCGCAGGCTCCAGCTTCGGGCAGCACCATCAACGTGCTGGGTGCCTCTGGTGCCGTGACTCAGAACGCCCTGGCCTTTGACCGCGACGCTATCGTTGTGGCTGCAAAGGAACTGGATCGCCCTTCCACCGGTATCGTGTTCAGCACGAAGGACACGTCCACCAACGTGCCAATCCGTGTCTGGCAGATGTCCGACGTTCAGACTGGTCAAGAAATCATGCGTTTCGACGTCATGGTTGCTTGGAACACGCTGTACGACCAACTTGGTGTTCGCATCGCGACAACCTAATGAACGGGGCTTCGGCCCCTTTCTAGAACCACATCTGAAAAGGAACAACTATGTCCGCACCTAATACCGAAACCGCCAACGCACCAGCCGTCTACACGGGTGGCCAGCTTGGCACCATCATCGCCAATGACCCAACGCTCACGCTTGGTTTCTACGGCGCAACCGGCGCAGTTCAAGGCACCGCTGCCGCAAACGGCGACACGCTCCCCCACCTCGTAGCATACCTCGTGTCGCTTGGTCTTCTGCGTTAAGTCAGGCTGCTCCCAAATCAAAGGCCCCAACGTTGGGGCCTTTCTGACTTCAAGAACGAGGAAACGCTATGAC